CGGCCAGGAAACCCATCTGCGCAAGGACGGCAGTTCAACGGCCATGCGCAAAAAGGATGGAACGATCGGTGGCTGGACTGCCGCCGGCACGCCCACTCAGGAGACCAAGATTCCGGATTCGGTGATTCGCATCATGAGGCACAAGGGCAAGATCGGACAGGAAATCGATCACCCGGCCGTATTCCCGGTGGCGCTGCCACAGCATGTTCTGGAAACCTACACCGACGCGGGTGACATTGTGTTCGAACCGTTCTGCGGTTCTGGCACCACGATGCTCGCGGCGCAACGTATTGGTCGCGTGGTCCGGGCCACAGAAATTGCGCCGGAGTATGTCGATGTGACGGTCAAACGCTTCCAGCAGAATTTCCCGGAAGTGCCGGTCACGCTCGTGGCCACTGGCCAGACCTTTAATGCGGTCGCCACAGAACGATTGGGAGCATCGGCATGACGATCTCCTGGCTCGCCGACAAGATCGAACAGTGGCCGACCGCCAAGCTCGTGCCCTATGCCCGGAACGCGCGCACGCACTCGGATGCGCAAGTGGCTCAGATCGCTGCTTCGATCGCCGAGTTCGGATTCACTAATCCGATCCTGGCCGGTAGCGACGGCGTCATCGTGGCCGGGCATGGCCGCCTGGCTGCGGCCCAGAAACTCGGCATCGCGACTGTGCCGGTCGTGATCCTCGACCATCTGACGCCGACCCAACGCCGCGCCCTGGTGATCGCGGACAACCGCATCACAGAGAACGCCGGCTGGGACGATGCCATGTTGCAAGTGGAACTGACCGCGCTTCAAGACGACAACTTCGATCTGTCCCTGACGGGCTTCGATGCCGACGCTCTGGCCGATCTCCTCGCCGGTGAGGAGACTTCGACCGAGGGGCAGACCGACGAGGATTCGGTTCCCGACGCCGGTCCGTCGATAAGTCGCCCGGGGGATGTCTGGATCTGCGGCAACCACCGCGTGATCTGTGGTGACTCGACGGACGCCAGCACCTACGACGCGCTGATGGCCGGCGAGATCGCCGACATGGTGTTCACCGATCCACCCTACAACGTAGACTATGCCAACACCGCCAAGGACAAAATGCGGGGAACGGATCGCCCCATCCTGAACGACAACCTTGGTGCTGGATTCCACGACTTCCTGCTGGCAGCACTGACGCCCACGTTGGCCCACTGCCGGGGCGGCATCTACGTGGCAATGTCCTCCTCCGAACTCGATGTCCTGCAGTCTGCCTTTCGAACTGCCGGAGGCAAATGGTCGACGTTCATCATCTGGGCGAAGCACACCTTCACACTCGGGCATGCCGACTATCAGCGCCAGTTTGAGCCGATCCTGTACGGTTGGCCGGCAGATGGGACGCGGCACTGGTGCGGTGCGCGTGACCAGGGCGACGTCTGGAACATCAAGAAGCCACACAAGAACGATCTGCACCCCACAATGAAGCCAGTCGAGTTGGTCGAGCGTGCGGTTCGAAACTCCAGTCGGCCGGGGGACATCGTGCTGGACTCGTTCGGTGGCTCGGGAACGACGATGATCGCGTCCGAAAAGTCCGACCGCAAGGCCCGGCTGATCGAACTCGATCCGAAGTACGTGGATGTGATTGTGCGCCGCTGGCAGGACTATGCCGGGGCGCAGGCCACCCGCCAGTCGGACGGGGTGGCGTTTAACGCGGCGTCAGGCGCAGGGGAATCTCGGGTAGAGGTCGCCGCTGCTGATGTCGGCGACGTAGGTGACGTCTTTGAACTCGCTGGACTCGTCGGCGAGAATGACGCCGCCGACTGATTTGATCGCTACCCCGTACTCGCGGGTGAGCGCGGTCAGTCCGGCGATGAATTTGTCGTAGTTGGCTTCGATGTTCGTCGTAGTGCTGGCGGCGGCCATGTCTTTCTCCTCAGGCAGCAAAGGCTTCGTCGGTCACTTCGCAGTGGATCACAAAGCCCGTCAGGTAGGGCAAGTCGCGCGGGATGCCGTACTGCTTGCTGGTCGGTAGGCCAATCGTCCAACCCATCCAGCGGGTGGTTGCTGCATCGATTGCCTGTTGGATCGTCTGACCCCGGAGCATTTCATTCAAGACGTCATCCGCAAAGTGGCGTCCGTGGCGGCTGTCGAGGAACAGCCTGACCGATTCGAGGGGCTGGTAGGTGGCATCCGAGATCGCGGTCATCGCGATCGGCCAGGCGGCTTGGGCATTCTCGTGGATGGTGCCAAAAAAGCCCCAGTCTTCGTTCTGGGTGGCAGGGATCCGGGTGTTGGTGGTCATCATCATCTCCGTCGGGTTGTGTGGTGCGACACCCGTAGTAACGCGCTGTTTGATTGAGAAGCCAAGCAGAAGATTGATCTATTTTCGATCTTTTTGCTTGGCTTGATTGTGCCCTAGCGGCGACCCGTAACAGCAGCCAGTTTGCTGCGCGCCGAGTCGGTCTGCCACCGGCACGGGCCGGTGCCGGTTTTGGCTTCGGCATTCCATCGCGCGAGGATCTCAGCGTCCGTCCAGCCCTTGGCGGTGAGGTAGGCATAGTCGTCGGCATCGTAGTTGGCATGCTGCTGGAGGGCGTCGTTGGTTTGCATGAGGATCTCCTTCGGGTTGATTGTTGCGACACCGGTATGAACGCGCTGTTCAATCAGAAAGCCAAGCTCTTTAGTTCATTGCGGCGCGACGTACTTCGGTGAGTTTGGCGATGACGTCCTCGCTGAAATTGAAGCCATCGAGACGACTCAGTCCCTCGCGCTCAAGGATGCGCCAGCGGGCGCCATCGCTGTCCGCCCGGCGCAACTCGTCGCCAACTTGGTTGAGGTAGAGGTTTTCTTCCTCGGTGAGTTGGCGCGGCTGGAGCTTGAGGTTTTCCAGAATGGAGATGAGTTTCAACATGGCGGCGGCTCCTGTTCAGGCAATCCGATAAACGCGGTCGTTGCCCTCAGCCTTTTCCGACGCCAGGTTGAGGCCCAGTTTTTTCTTGAAGGCTCCGGCAAAGGTGCCGCGCACCGTGTGTGCCTGCCAGCCAGTGGCGTCCATGATCTGCTGGATCGTCGCGCCCTCGGGGCGTTGCAACATTTGGATCACCGAGGCTTGCTTGCTGTTGTCGCGGGTGCGGGGTTTCCCCTCGACGCCGACCTTGATCAGTTGCTTGGCCGCATCCTGCTTTTCTTGCGCCCAGTTGGCCTCTGCTGCCGACACGGCGGCCTCGACCTCGGGGTCAGTGTGCGTGGTGGCCAGCGTGGGGCGAGCACGCCCAAGGGCGTCGTAGCCCTCGGCGGCCACAAACCAGTCCTGGCCACCGTTGCTGGTGATGAGGGCTTTGTTGAACAGGCCGGAAATGACTTTCTGACGGGCACCGCCTTTGACGTTGTCAGGGAACCAGGTGATGAGGCCCTCGGGTTGGTCGGCCGCGTGCTCGAGGACTTGGCGCTGGGTGTCGGTGAGTTTGATTTCGGTGGTCACGGTGATCTCCTTGAGTGGTGTTGATGGTGATTGGATGAACGCGCTGTTTGAAACGGAAGCCAAGCGTTTTCTCGCTGACTTCCGACGCATTTAGGTGGCGTTGGCAATTTCCTGCTCGGTGGCCTTCGGAAGCGAAGCGCCTAATTCCGCACCCGCCTTGAATGCCGCCACGAGGGCATCGCGCAAGCACCAGACCGCAACGTCATGGAAGTCGAGGCGGTCCGACTTTTGGGTTTCCAGGGTGTCGATGTCCAGGTGCTTCTGGGCGATCAGGGTCAGGATGTTGTCGATCTGGCTCATGGTGATTTCCTTTTGGCGGCGTTGATGGTGATTGCATGAACGCGCTGTTTTGAAGTGAAGCCAAGCTCTTTTTGCTTGGTTTTCAAAAATAGTTTTCAGGGGTGGGTGGCTACGTCTGGCTCTTTGCTCGCCGCGATGACTTCAGCGATCGTGTCATCCATCGTGACCAAGGAGCCGCCCAGGTAGCCGTGCTCCTTGGTGATCGCCATCCGGGCGTGGGCGAGCCAGTAGGCGTCAGCGCGCTGATAGATCATGTTCGGGGCACGGCGAAGGAGAACCTTGGCGCGGTTCAGGAGTTCCAGCATCTCTTCCTGAATATCGAACAGTTCGCCGGCCAGTTCGTGGTGCTCGTTGGTTTGGGTCATGGTGATCTCCTGATTCACGGTGGATGGTGATTGCATGAACGCGCTGTTAAGGAGGAAAGCCAAGCGGGGAATCGCATCTGTTGGAGAACATCTGCGCCCGGCTTGATGTAAATCATGGGTCTGTCGATTCGCGCTTACGCCCGGCATCGCGGCGTCTCTCACGTTGCCGTTAAGAAGGCCATCGATACGGGCCGGATTAGCCAGGGGACAGATGGCACGATCGATCCGGAACAAGCCGATCGGGAGTGGGAACAGAACACCGCGTCACCGCACAAGGCATCGTCCACGCCAAAGGTCGCGGCCACACCGAAATCACCCCGCTCGGTCGCTCACGAACCGGCGGCCGAATCGCCTACTCCGACACTCTCTACCGGCGGCACGTCGCTTCTGCAGGCGCGCACGGTCAACGAAGTCGTC